GCGTCGAGGAGCTCGTTCGAGCGGATGAACGAGTTGATCAGGGGGCCGCGGAGGTCCGCGAACGTGGTGTTCAGAACTTCGGTGGAGATGGCCATTGTGGACTCCAGTGGAATGGTCGGCAGGCGCGTAGCGGCCCTGACCGACCTGGTCAGAGAGGGATGGACCCAGTGCTGCGCCTGCCTACCCGGAGTCGACGGACCTTGCGGCTACCCGAAGCTACCTTGTAGGTGCACGATGAGAGTACCGCTGCGGTTATTGTCGCGCAAGGGGTTGCACAAAGATTTTTTTGAGTTAGAGGGTGAGGGTGAGAGGGTCCACGTTAGCGATCCTTGCCTTCGTGAAGACCGTGACGAGCGAACTGCTCGCCCTTCCGAGTAGCCTCGCGCTTCTTCCGCGTGGCCTCGGCGAGCTTCGCCATCCCGCCCGGGCTCGAGCGTAGGGTCTCGATGGCCTTCTTCGGCGCGTAGACCTCGCCCGTGGCCTTGGAGCCCTGCGTGCTGGGCTTGCCCGACGGCGTGGTCCACTCCTGCTTCGTCCAGCGCTTGAGGCTGGACTGGCCCTTGGAGGGGCCGCCGCGGTAGCCGCCGCCCTTGGCCTTGTACTCCTGGGCGACCATCTGGGCCTTGCGCGCGGACCACTGACCTGGGCGGCCGCCCTTGCCCCCGGCCAGGATGCGCTTCTTGATGCGCTCCCTGAGCTCGGGGTTGGAGTAGACCTTGCGGAGTGCCTCGCGTCGGTTCATCGGCGTCCTGCCTTCCGGCGCGCGTCGAGGCGCGCGACGATGTTGTTGGCCCAACCTCGACCTGCGTCTCCACCCCACAAGAGGCCGGCCACGTACCCCTTGTCTTCCTTGGGGGACTTGCCCGGGTCGAGCTTGTAGTTGCTGGCGTGCCTCGTGAAGTAGTTCTTCATCCGGCGCACCGTGGACTCGCTGAGCGCCGCGCCCGACTTGAGGTCGGAGGCGCGCTGGACACCGGAGCCGATGCCCTGCGCCGACGCCTGCTTGGTGTCCAGGCCGGCCTTCTGCGACTTCGACTGCTCGCGTCGGAGCATCAAGCCGCGGATGGCGGCCGCGCGAACGCTGGGGGGTGGCTTGAAGCTATCGGCCACTGGAGGCTGCCTTCACGACGAGCTTCTTCAGCATCGCACGCTTCTGCTTCGCCTTGGCGGCCTGGAGGTCGGGCAGCGTGGTGTTCTTCACGTCCTGGTGCGGCTCGGAGAGCGTGACGTTGAGGGAGCTGTTGTCCATCACTCCCCCTTCTTCATGCCGCCCAGCGTGCGCGCCAGGACGAGCTGCTTGAGCATGGTACGCTTGGCCGCGGAGAGCTCCTTGTCACCCTTCGCCTCGCCCTGGAGCTCGGAGATCTTGGCCGAGATCTTCCCCTTGGGGATGGTCTCGCCTTCCTTCGCGCCCATCTTCTCGCGCAACGCGCCGGGGTTCTTGATGGCTTCCTGGATCCACTTCTTGGCCATGTCGACCTCCTGTTACCGTGTTAGCATACCTTCAGGAGACCTAGATGGTGAAGCCGTCCTCGGTGGCCCCCGCCGCGCTCCCCAACGGGGCGAAGCTGGTGTCGATGCCGCACCTCAACATGAGCAAGGTCCATGCGATGTTTAGCACGCCGTGGGCCTTCGTGTCGATGTGCCAGATCGTGAGGGAAGACGAGAGCATAGGCTACCTCGACCCCACCAACATCCAGATGAAGTTCCTCCAGGCTTGCTCGGACCACAGGTGGGTCATCACCAGCAAGTTCCGTCAGGCCAAGATCACGACGCCCTCGGTCATGCTGCTCCTGCGCGACTGCATGTACCTGGAGGGTGTGAAGGGCGTGCTCATCGCCGAGCGCCAGGACACGGCCGAGGACATCTTCGAGCGCATCCTGTTCGCGTACAACCGGCTGCCGGAAGACGTGAAGGTGCCCGTCGAGAACGGGCGCAAGCCAGGCACGACGCAGATCCACTTCTGCCACGGCGGCGGCATCAAGGTCCTGACGGCGGGCGGGCGCTCTCCCGCCGTCGGTCGCTCCATCGACCGCCTGCTCATCACCGAGTTCGGTGAGGCGCAGTGGCAGCAGAAGGCCGCCATCAACATCTTCCCCGCGGTCAACAAGCGTCCCAACGCCCGTGTCATCCTCGAGTCGACGCCAGGAGCCTCGGGCTCCCACTACGAGACGATGTGGCGCAACGCGCTCGACCCCCAGGGCGCCAGCCGCTTCCACCCCGTGTTCCTTGAGTGGTGGCTCGACCCGTCGTGCCGTTCTCCGGTCGAGGGGTTCATCCCGACCGACGAGGAGATGGCGTACCTGAAGATGCACAAGGGCATGACGCTGGAGAACCTGGCGTTCCGTCGGCAGGGTCTGCGGACCGAGTTCGTCGGCGACCCGCGCCTGTTCTCCTGCAAGTACCCGTCCGACCCCTACGACGGCTGGCTCGGGAAGACCAACCCGGTCATGCCCATCGACGTGCTGCGCGCCCGGCAGGAGGACTGCATCGCGCCTCCGACGAACGCCCCGCACGGTAGCTGGGAGATGGAGCACCCGCGGCCTGGCCGGAAGTACCTGGTCTGCGCGGACCCCGCCGGCTTCGGCAGCTCGGGTGACTACAGTGCGCTGACGGTCTGGGACACCGAGGAGCGCCGCGAGGTGGCGGTCTGGGAAGGCCGAGAGGACCCAGGCACGTTCGCGCGCAGGCTGCTGGTGGTGCAGCGCCGCTACAACGGCACGGCGATGCTCGCGGTCGAGTCCAACGCCGCGGCCTGCATCGCCACGTTGAAGGACCGCGGGACGAAGAACCTGCTCTGGACCGACCGCAACCACCCAGGTTGGTACGCCACCGACAAGCGCATCCAGGAAGCCGAGGCTCGCCTGGTCCGCATGCTGCGTGAGAACGACATCACCATCCGCTCCCGCACGTTGCTGCACCAGCTCCTAGACTACGACGGGTCCCGCCGCGAGCGTCGCGGCGACGGCGAAGGCAACACCAAGCACTTCGACTTGGCGCGCACCGCGGTCATGGCAGGAGACATCCTGAGCCGACGGAAGTTCGTCTCTGATGGGTCGCCTGTCGCCAACGAAGAAGTCGAGCAGACCGACGGTCCGCGCGTTACCATCAGCGACCTGGACCGGTTCAAGAGCATGCAGGCGCGTGCCGCCAGGAACCCCTTCAGCCCTGCATCCCGGAGTTGGTCGTGAAGCTCGCCAGCCTGATCGAACGTCACCGCCGCCACTACGAGCGGTACGAGAAGAAGAACTTCGACAAGGCGCGGCGGTACTACCGCGGCGAGTTCTTCACGTCGCGCAACGACGTGAACATCGCCGACGGAGCAATCCCCTCGTTCCTCTGCTCGAAGAACATGATCTACGCCATCGCCGACACGGCCATCAGCTCGCTGCTCGGCCCCAACCCCCAGGTCGCGGCGAACCCGCGCACCAAGGCGTCGCAGGACGCTGTGCCCCTGGTCAACGGGCTGATGGAGTACATCTTCGACGCGAGCAAGATCCGTCGTCGCGCGGCGACCGCGCTCATCGACGCCGTGCTCTGCAAGCGTGGCGTGTTCAAGGTCGGCTGGAACGAGCAGGAGGACCGTCCCGCCATCCGCGTCCTCGAGCCTGGGGCCATCTTCTTCGACCAGACGGCGCGCGATGTCGACGACATCCGCTACTGGATCGAGGCGGTCGTGATGCCGTTCGAGGAGTTCGTCGCGAAGGTGAAGTCGGGCAAGTACAAGACCGACAAGCTGGCCGACATCAAGCCCGACCGCTACCCCCGCTGGATCACCGACGACTACAAGAACAGCGACGCCGCCTCCATCCGCGACGCGTTCCAGTGGATCACGGTGTGGGAGTACTACGACGTCGAGCACAGGGTCGTGCAGCACTACGTCGCGAGCGCGGACGCCGTGGTGTTCGAGGCTCCCCTGACCTTCGTGCCCTACTCGATGTTCAGCCTGAACCAGTCGGGTGTGGACTGCAACGGTCTCTCCGAGGTCCAGCTCGTCCTGAACCAGCAGGAGACGATGAACGACCTGCTCACGCACATGAAGCAGATCGTCTACCTGATGATCCCGCGCATCCTGTTCAACAGCGAGCTCATCACCGAGGAGGACCTCAACAAGGCGGTCGAGGCGGCGACGGGCTCGTTCGTGCCCATCAGCCCGACCAACTCGGAGGGCATCCGCTCCCTGGGCACGCTGTTCTACGAGATGCCGATGCCCCAGGTCCCGGTGGGCGTCGAGAACTTCGTCAACCGCCAGGAGGCCGACGCCGCGTTCATCAGCGCCCTGGCCGAGGCGGCCCGCGGACAGGTGGCCGGCGCCCGCACGGCGACCGAGATGGCCATCATTGACGCCCAGATGCGGACCCGTCTCGCCACGCGCGAGGGTCACATCAACACGGCCATCGAGGACGTCGCCGAGAAGTGCTTCTACCTGGCGCGGAAGCACATGAAGAAGGCCAAGCTCGTCCGCGTGACGGGCTCCGAGGGCTGGGAAGAGGTCTCGGTCGCCAACCTGGCCGACGTCGAGGTCGTCTTCAAGATGGTCAGCTACAACCCCATCCGTCAGAACCCCTCGGTCATGTCGGAGACGCTGCTGAAGCTCCTCCCGGTGCTCGCGCAGGACCCCAACATCAACAAGCGGATGCTGATCGAGGAGCTGATCAACAGCGTCGGCCTGCCGGCCCGTCTCCTGGTGCCCGAAGAGGAGCTGAAGGCGCAGGAAGAGGCGATGATGCAGCAGATGGCGGCCGCCCAGGGCGCTCCGGCCCCCGCGGGACCGGGTCTACCCCCTGGGCTCCCCACGATCCCGCCCGAAATGCTCGCGCAGCTCGCCATGCAGGCCGGCCAGGCCCCTGCCGGGCCGCCCGAGGGCGCGCAGTTGACCCCCGCGGAGGCGCAGCAGGCCCAGATGGCCCCTGGACCGCCTCCCGCGGGCGCGGCCATCGTCGGCGGGCCCTCGCCGCTGACCTGATCTACCCCCAGGAGCCCCATGCCTCTCAACGACTTGCGCTGCGACGCCTGCAAGGTGGTCGAAAGCGACGTCCGGTACGCCGGAACCCCACCAAACTGCCCCTCGTGCGCCGGATCGCGCGTCGTTGACTGGTCCCACGGCCAGGCGCCGAAGGTCTACGGCCACGGATACGGCTCGTTCACCCCCATCGACATGGGTGTGCTGGGCAAAGCGGAGACGAAGGAGGACTTCGACCGCAACATGGACGTGATCAAGCAGCGCCACCCCACCTCGAGGGTCGAGTTCATCCCCGAAACGCGCAACCAGAAGACCGCGCGCATCGAGGAGATGCGTCACAAGAGCTTCGAGCGCAAGAAGAAGGCGGGCCAGGACGAGAAGTTGCTCCGTCAGGGCGTCGAAGCGATGAACCGGAAGGTCCTGGAGGCCACGAACGGGGCGCTCAGGGCCAACCAGGACCCCGCGAAGGCCGCGAAGCAGGCCAAGGCAGAAGGTGTGAAGTGATTCGGACCCCCAGGTTCAGCATGTCGGGCGCCAGGATCAACCTCCAGGAGGCCCAGGAGGCCGCTCGGGCCAACCTTCGCGACCTCCGCATCGTGAAAGAGCTGGCAGACCAGGACGTCAGTGTCGTCGAGGACCGCGAAACGGCCGAGCGCAGGTATGTACCGAGGCGGTTGACCATCATGCATGGGCTCCCCGTCGCTTTCGAGCTGATGCAGGACCCCAGCAACTACCCAGTTTGACGAAGCGGACCGGGCCGCCCGTCTCTCCATACCTCCCCGGTTCTCTCAATCCGTGCTAGGAGAACATCATGGCCGCTGAACAGCTTCCCAAGAGCCTCGACCCCAAGAAGGACATCGCCCCTCTCGTCTCCGAGATCGACAGCATCCTCGGCAAGGCGGGCGTCGGCGAGGGCCCGGCGCTGCCCAAGGAGGAGAAGTTCTCCTCCACGATGCCCGAGGGCTCGTCTGCCGAGGGCTCCGTGGACGTCGGCCCCCTCGCCGAGGCGCTCGACATCCCGATGGAGAAGGCGCAGGCGATGTACGATGCCGCCCAGTCGATGGACAAGCTCGCGGGCAAGACGCCGGCCGAGCTCGCCACCATGCTCGAGAAGGACATGGCCCTCCGCATGCAGCTCGAGAAGACCGCGGCGGGGAGCGAGGACGAGATGAAGGGCGAGTCGGAGGGCATGAAGGCCCCGATGATGCCCGAGCCCCCGATGTCGATGTAGTTCAACCCCAAGGAGCCCCATGTTCGACCCCACGAATGACGAGAACCAGACCCCCGAGACCCAGCTTCCAGCCGTCGAGGCGCCCGCAGAGGCCCCCGTCGAAGAGGCTGCGCCCCAGGTGTACGACTGGAACGGCGAGCTCGACGCCCTCCAGAAGGCTGACTGGATCAGCCGACTCGACGAGCCCACCCGCAACACGCTCGTTCGTGGGTTCGAGCAGAAGTACCGCAACTTCGAGCGTGGCTTCTCCAAGGCTTTCCAGGAGACGGCGTCCCGGCGCCGCGAGCTGGACCGGAAGGAAGCCACGCTTCGTCAGCAGGAGCTGGAGGTCCAGCGCTGGCTGACGGGCGACGCGGACCCTCTCGCCGCCAAGCAGAAGGAGATCGAGCAGATCAAGGCGGCCCACGAAGCGGCCCTCCAGGCGCTGCGCGAGGAGTACGACCAGAACAGCCGCAAGGCGGTCGACGAGTGGTCGAACAAGTACTCCACGCTCGAGCAGGAGCGCGAGCAGTACCGCCAACAGGTCGAGCAGTGGCAGTACGAGCAGCGTGTCGCCGAGGAGCAGCGCGTCGAGGCGGCCGTGACGGACGTCGAGACCTGGCTCACCAGCGAGGCGAAGGACGTCTACGACAACGACGACGCCTTCTACATGTTCTGCGTGCTCTGCACCGGCGGCGCGGACCCCGAGGACGCCGTGACGATGGTGCGCGCGAAGTACGGCGCTCCCGCCACGCCTGAGCCGCTTCCCGCGGACCTGGCGATGGCGAACATGGGCGCGAACCGCACCGCGACCACCGAGCAGGCCGACACCCGCAGCTACAAGGAGATCATGGACTCCATGCGGCGCGCGGCCCAGTCCGACTTCTAGAAGGGCTTGCCTCGCCAGTAGTTGGCGGCGACGCCCAACCCGTACTCAGGCTCTGGGATGGGAGGCGTCACCGCTGACTGGGCAGCGTTCGACTCGCGCAGGCGCTGGCGCTCTTGCTTCCTCGCAGCGATCATCTTGACCACTTCCGGCTCGTAGGCCAGGTAGTTGATGGTCTCCTGGGGGAGCTCCTTCTTCTCTCCAGAGGCCCACTTGCGGAGGGTCCCCTCGCCCGTGTTGTAGGCGGCGACCAGGAACTTGCGAGAGGGCACAAGGCGCGTCTGGATGTCCTTCAACATGTGCGCCGCGATCTTGGCGTCCCGCACGTACGGATCGGGGTCGGTGATGTGGGCGAACCTGCGGCGCGTGTCGGGGATGATCTGGAACTCCCCCGAAGCCTTGGCAGAGGACACCCCAGGGTTGTCCATGTCCTCGGCCCGCCGCTTCTCGATGGTCGTGAAGACCACCAGGTCGTCGGGGTCGACGCCGACTTCCTGGGCCACCTTCTGGAGCTTCGCGTACCGGCCTCCCGAGTAGGTGTGCTCCAGGGCGGCGCGCAGGCGGGTCATGTTCTCGGGCTTGACCGGAGGCAGCGGCATGTCGTCGAGCATCTGCTGCGCCTTCTCCTGCTTCTCCGCGAGGGTCATCTCCTCGCGTACCGCCTCCGGCCCCGTCGTGGGCTTTGCCATCTCAGAAGCCCATCGACTTCTTGGCGCGCGCTGCCTTGTCCATCTTGTCGGCGTGCGCCATGAGCTTCTCGGCCATCGCACGGAGCTCATCAGGGGAGCCGGCCTTGCCTTCCGGGACGGTCTTCTCCTCGTCCTCTCCCTCGTCCTCCATGTCCTCTTCCTCGGTCTCCTCGGAGTCCTCGGCCTCCATCTCCTCCGGCTCCTCGTCCGTGTCGAAGTAGCCGCCAGGCCCCGCGGCCTTCTTCTTCGCCATGATGAGCGTGATCATCGGTCCGCGCATGGAATCTCCCTGGATCGGTGCTATGATAGCACCGCCATGAGGTCTGGGCAATCTCGCCTGGCCTGAGACAAGGAGGTAGGCATGGCTACGTACGGCTGGATCACGCGTCGCTTCATTCGCGACGGAGAAGTCACCACTGAGAAGCTCGCGTCTGGCGTCATCACGGCGGCCAAGATCGCGGCGGGCGCCATCAACGGCAGCAAGATCGCCACGCTCACCAATGCGGTGGGCGTCGTCGGCACGCCGCAGCCCGTGACGCCTGGGGTGCAGGTCATCATCGGGGCGAGCATCGCGGACGCCGCGAGCGCCATCTACGACCTCACGGTGCCCTTCAAGTGCGAAGTCCTCGACGCCCAGGTCATCCAGGTCGGCGCGGGCAACGCCGGCAACAGCGTGACGATCAAGAACGCCGCCGGCACGGCGATCACCAACGCCATGAACAACACCTCGGACAAGGGCGTCAGCCGTCCGACGACCATCGACCACGCCAACAACACCATCGCCGCGGGCGCCGTGGTGAAGGTGGACGTGGTCAAGGCCGGTGGTCTGGCGTCGGTCGAGGTCTACCTGACCGTCGTTCCCGTCGCCTAATCACTGACAGGCCGGGGCCCCGGAGCGCCGTTCGCGGTTCTCCGGGGCTTTTCGTTTCAGGTGTTCCAGCCCGCGGGGAGGATGTGCCCTGGCCCCCAGGGCGTCGACTGGATGGCGATCTTGCGACCCCCCTTGTCACTACCAGGGAACGGTGCTACATCCTGGTTGAGCTTCTCAGGGCACCAGTAGAAGTAGAACGTCGTCGAGTCTACCTTGCCCCAGTACCGCTCCCAGCCGTAAGCCTGGTAGTACGAATGAACATCCGCTTGCGACGCGGGGACCGCTTCCGTCGGCGACACCTTGTTCCAGCCTTCGGGCGTGGCGTACCGCTCGCCGTCCTGGACAGGCACGACCGGCTCGTCCGACTGCGTGTCGACCTGCTTCGCAGCGACAGGTGCGGCCGCCTGGCCGTTGCTCTTCTCGAGCGCGTCGAGCCCGCGGATCAGGGCCATCCGGCCGACGACTTTTTCGTCCACCACGACGCCCAACTCCTTGACGTGCGGGAGCCCCTTGATAGTAGGGATAAGAGCCCGGATGCGTGCTTGGATGTCGGACTCGAGCTGAAGAGCCAGTAGCCCCGATCCCGTGGCCGTCTCGACCCAGCCGCCCTGGGCGCGAAACGCCTCGTTGCGTCGGTTGAGCTCCTCGAGCGCCAGCCCACCGCGGTTGGCGCGCTCGAGGCTGCGCTCCGTCTCCGTCAGCCGCTCGAGCCCGCCGCGCATGGCCGTGTCGATCATCGACGCGACGGTGTGCCGCTTCTGGCCCTTGGCGATGGTCTCTTCTGGCGTCTCGGCCTCGACCTGGCCCCTGGCCGGGCCGACCTTGACCTTGCTCATCCAGGCGTCGATGACGGCCTCGTCCTTCGGCGTCAGCGTCGGGGCCTGGTCCCCGACCTCGGCTTCCCAGAGCGCCTGGATGGTGTCGACGCCCTTGGCGCCGAGCCCGTCGACCGCATCGAGGTCCGCGAGCTTGATGTCCTTCCAGGTCGTGAGACCTGCCTTGATGAGGGCGTTGCGGGTGCGGAGGGCGAGGGGGAGGTCGATGGTCGGTGTGTCGTCAGTCATGGGGGCTCCTAGTGAACCGTGTTGGTATAACAAGTCGCACCGTGGCGGGGAAGCCTCGAGCCACGCGCGTCAAGCTACGGGCGACGAGCCTCGTCAGGGCCGCCGGCCGGCAGAGCGCGGCCGCGCCAGCGGTCGTGCTATGTACCGCGGTGGTAAGGTAGTTGAGAAATATCTCGCGCCAGGAAACCACCCTGGGTGATGGGTCCCATGATGGTTGATTGCGGCATGGTGGGGGGGTGCGGCGCGCGGCGCCGGGCCGGGGGCGCCGTCGCGGCCGTGGGCGTCGCGACGCGCGGGTGCTCGCGTGCGTCGGGGAGCCAGGCGGGGCCTACCTCCCCGCGTGCGGGTGGGCGGGATCGGCAAGCGGGGACGCGGGCGAGCGCGCCGCGTCGCATGGCTAGGCGGGAGGGCGGTCGGGCGCCGCGGCCCGTCGGGCGTCGCGCGCCGCTGGAGATGCATCTCCACCGCGCGACCGTCGCTCGCTCGCGCTGCTACCGCACGGGCGGGACGCGCCGCGGCCGCGCGAGCCTGGACGCGCCGCGCGGCGCCGCGGGAAAGATCGCGCACGCGTGAGCTTGACACCGTGGCAAGCGCCGATAGACTGCACGCACGGTCCTAGGATCGTGGGCGCATCCCGCGCCCGACTACAGGTAGGAAGCATGCACACCGAAACCGATCTTCCCACTTCCCCCGGTGCCCCCCGCGCCCGCGTGTACCGTCACGCGCCCGTCACGGGCGCAACGTGGATCGACGCGTGGGTCGATGGGCCGCCACCGACCCGCGCGGCCGCCTACGAACGGGCGCGCCAACTTCAGACCGTACGCGCCGCGGACCGCGCGGCGTTCATCTTCGTCGCGGTCCTCTTCGTCGGCTTCGTCGGCTTCGTGGTGACGCTATGAAGCCGCGCCTCACCATGCCCCGGGGCGCTGTCGTGTACCGCGGTCCGTCCCTGATCGACGGCGCGCCCGTCGTGGTCGTCGTGACGGGCCTACGTGGATCGTCGCGAAACGCTAAGACAAGCGGGAGCCGTCCGCTGGCACAGTCCTACGTGATCCCCGTGGCCATGCTGCAAGGGATCACGGGATCAACGGCGCGCGGCGCCCGCGCCGCGGATTACCGCGCGTGGTCGCGCAACCTCGCGGGCGGGTGCGACGCGGGCGCGTGCGGCAGCTGCGGGAAACGTCCCGCCCTGGCCGCGGGCGTCGACGGGGACGCGCTCCCGACGGACCCGTGCTACGTCCGCAACGGCCCGCCCGAGGTAGCCCGCGCCGTCGTGCGCGGCGCCTACCCGGACGCCACCCCCGCGGCCGTCGCGGCGTGGGTTGCCGACAGCGTCGCGTCCGGGCGCATTGCGGGCGTGCGCGCGGGCGCTTGGGGCGACCCGGCCGCGGCGCCCCTTAGCGTCCACGCGCCGATCCTTGACGCGGCGCGCGGGACGTCGCGCCCGTCCGGCCGTCGGGGCGTCGCGACGGCCTACACGCGGCGCTGGCTTGAATACGTGCGCGGGACGCGCCCGGATAGCGCGTGGGCTAGCTACGGAAGCGAATACGCAATGGCTTCCGCGCATACCGTCGCGGAAGCTGAGCTAGCCGTGCGTCATGGTTGGCGGCCGTTCCTAGTCGTCGATCCGCGCCTCCCCGCGGAGATCGACGGCGCGGTAGCGCTTGCCGCGGGCGCGGGGACGGACGGCCGCACGGGATACCTACACTGTCCCGCGTCGCGGGAGCGCGCCACCGATATCGGGTGCGCCGATTGTGGCGCATGCAACGGCGGGTCGGGCCCCGTCGTGGCCATTGCGTCGCATGGACACTACACCCGCGGCGCCGCGGCGTGCGCGGCCGCGGATAGCATGCTCGCGCGGGCACGCGCGGCCATGCGCGCGCGTCAAGCCCGCCACGCGACGGCCGCGCCCGTAGCCTAGCCCCTACCCCGCGCCGCCCCTAGGCCCCCGTCGCGTAGCCCGCGGCGGGGGCCTTTCGCATGCGCCCGGGAGCCAGGGAGGCGCGCCCGTCGCCCGTCGCCCGGGGCGCCCGTGGCGCCCCGGTCTGGAGGCGCCCGTCTGGAGCCTCCACTAGCGCCGCGGTCCCCCGGCGCCCGCGCGCCCGTGCGCCCGCGCGAGGCGCTCCCCCGGCGCGCTCCCCCGGCGCCGCGGTCCGTCCGGCGGTCCGGCTGCCCGTCCGGCGCTCCCCCGGGGCGGTCCGGCGGCTAGCTGCGCGCCAGCTACGCGGCCCGTCCGGCGGTCCGGTCCGGCGGCCCGTCGCGACGCATGAACACTACAATATGCCGATCCGGGGGTGACGTGGTCCACTATTCCGGATCGTGCAGCGTGTGACATTCTGTCACAAGCCCCGGCGGGTGTCGTCCTGGCCCTCCCGGCGGGCGGCCAGCTACGCACGGTCCGGCCGGACGGCACCCCTCCCGGCGCTCCCCTCCCCCGGCGAGCCTCTCCCCCGGCCGGACGGACCCCTGCCGGACGGACCCGGAAGCCGGACCCCTGTTCCCGGCCCGGAAACGGCCCGCCAAGGCACGCGGGGGGCCGGGGGGCTACCCTACCAGCCCCCTACCCCCTCGCGCGCGTCCTAGGGCTTCCCAGTGGCGCTAGCCGCGATCCGGGCCAGCCGCTCGTCGAAGGACACGTCCACCTGAACCGACGCGGCGGCGGCCGGACGGTCCGTCAGTCCGGCCCGGTCTAGGATCAACTCGGCGGCTTTCAGCCGGTCCCGGGGCATGACGGACGAGTCAGACACGATGTCGGAGAGGGCCGTCAGCGCGTCCGCGGCTGCGACTTCCAGCCCCTGCCCCAGCACCTTCCGGCGGTGCTCCCGGCCCGCCTCGACGGCGGCTTTCACGTCCGGGTCGGATGTCCAGCCCCAGACCGTGACCTCCCGGACCTTCAGCCGCCGGGCGACCTGGGTGACGGTGTAGCCGGCGGCGAGCAGCTGCGAGGCGACTGCGCGCTGCTCGGCCGTTGCGGACGTGCGTTCGGTCAGCATCGCGACGACCTCGGCCTCCGCGGCCGGGGCGACCACGACGGGCAGGGCGACCGGGGCGGCCGGGAGGGAGGGCGCTGCGAGCGCCTGCGGCTGGACCGCCGTGGGCTTGACGTTGACGGTGGGCTTCATTCTTCCGCTCCTTTCAAGGGCTTACGCCCCGACGTGTGACATGGCTTCCGCGATTGACGTGCCAAGGTGTTGATATTGTTCGTGTAACAGGCGACCCCGGTTAGAGCAAAAAAGTCGTGACGACGGGGTGTTACGGCGATCTGCTAGGCAGGACCGCGATCCTAAGCCCTTACCAAAGTGTAACACTATAGCTAATGATCGATCTCCGTATAGTCCTCTCGTTCGCGTCAAGATCGTGATCGTGTAGGGCCGATCTTACGCGCGAAGGCCCCTATATGTCCATGTCGTCGCGCTGTTACACCGTTACAGCGGCGTTTGCTGGCCTAAGTACGCGGGATCGTTGACCGATCCTGTAACAGCGCGTCCGTTACGGTGCTGTTACAGGGGGTCTCCGAGGCTCGAGCCGCCCTCGAGTTCTCGAGTCGTGGCAGGGACTTACGGGTGTAACACGTCGGCACGCCGTCGCAGTAGGTCGCGACGCGTTTCGGCGCATCCGTTTGCCTTACGCGAGGGGGTCGGGGCGCCGAGGGGTCGACCTGACGGGCAGCCAGAGAAAAGTTCGTCGGGGCACTTGACGCGCTGGTAACGGCGGGGCATACAAGGGGCGTCGCCGACAGTTCTCTAGCAGCCAGCCAGAGCGAGCGACGGAGCCAAGCATGCCCCCCTACCCCCTCGCGGACGTCGACCTCGCGGCGCGCGTCCTCCAGCAGTTCATCGCGGCGGTCCTCGCCGCCGACACCACGGGCGAGTCGGTCGAGGAGATCGTCGATCTCCACGTCCTCTCCGACCTCGCCCGCCTCGCCCTCACCCCCGACGTCGTCGCGCAGGCCGAGCGCGACGCGGCATCCATCATCACCAGCATGGAGTCCTGATCATGAACACCCCCCTTCCCCGCTGGGCCGCGCCCTCCCCTGACCTCGCCGTCACCGTCGAGTTCTCCCGCATGGTGCAGGCCGCACTGTGCGACTCCACCTCGCGCCGCTACCCGACCTCCGTCGAGGTGGTCGAGCTCGTCGGTGACCTCACGTCCCGCTTCGTCGCGCAGTTCGCCCTCGCCGAGTGGGGCGAGACGCACGACTTCCTCGAAGCGACGGAGCAGTTCTTCGACGCCGCCGACAAGCCCGATTGGTGGCCCACCGAGGGCGAGCGCGCGGCGCGTGCGGAGCTGGACTACCTCGTCGCGCTCGCGCGGCGGGTGCAGTCCGTCGACCTGAGCCGCTACCAAGCTCTCGACGACGAGGCCGCCATCGCCCAGGCTGTCGCGGACGACGAGGTGTGCGACGCCGCCGGGAAGCGCATCGTCGTGGCGCTGAGCGCCGCGGGCTTCCGCGTCTCCGACTACGGGGACGGGATCGTCGAGGTCCACGGCTGGCGCGACGGTTGGGAGCTTCGCGTGTGCGTCGGCGTCGAGCACGATCCCGACGGCGACCACCTCCTCGTCGACATCATCGGCGTGCATCCCGACGCCTACGGTGACGCGCCCGTCGAGACGGCGCTGGCGTCGAGCCTCCCGGTCGAGGACCTCGACCTCGTCGTCGAGCAGGTCCGCGACCTCTTCCGCGACGTCGGGGGTGCAGCATGATCGGCGCCGACTTCAGCGGGGAGGTGCAGGCCACGGGCGTGATGCTGGCCGCGGCGCTCGTCGCGGCGGGCATCGATGCCGCGGTGTGGGGCGACGGTGTCGTCACCGTGGGCGCGAAGCTGCGCCTCTACCCGTGGCTCGACGGCGACACGGTCCTCGTCGACATCACCGTCGAGGACGACGAGGTCGAGGGCGAGCGCCACACGCTCGTCGAGGGGCTGGAGCCCCTGCCCGACGACATCGTGGACCGTGTCCGCGCGACCCTCGAATACCTCGACGGGGGTGCAGCATGATCGGCGACCTCGACGACGCGATCCTCGCCGCGGGCGAGCACATCGTCAGCGCCCTCGTCGCGGCGGGCGTCCCCGCCGACCGTGACTCCGACGGCGTCGTCTCCGTCCACGGGGACGAGGGGTGGTCGGGGTGGGAACTCCGCGTGTGGCCCCGTGGGTCGGGCGCGGAGCGCGACGAGGTGCCCGTGTTCGTGGACCTCGTCCTCGACCGCAAGCTGGAGCTGGACCCCTACAACGGGGAGCGCCGACTATGGTTCGACCCGCTCCTCGCGGAGAACCTGGGCGAGCTTCGCGCCGACATCCACGACGACATCCCCGTGATCGTCGCCGCGGTCAGGGCGATTGTCGCCGCCCTTCCGGGAGGTGCCGCGTGAGCCGCAGCCGCCGCATCACAGTCGAGGACCGTCCCTGCGCTGGCGGGTTCTACGCCTTCCTCGACGAGGTCGTCGCCGCCCACGGGGCGCGCGGCTGGCTCAAGGTCCGCAGCTACACGACGCCCGACGGGCGCCGCCTTCACGACATCACACTCACGTTCGGAGGTTCCCCATGACCGCGCCTCGCTCCTGGCTCAACTTCACCCTTGGCTTCGCCGACGGCGGGCCCGACGGTGACACCGTCCGTCACGTTCTGAGGGTGCTGCACGGCTGGACCGTCCGGGTCGAGCAGTTCGACGCCGCGGGCCTCGACACCGTCGTGCAGGACGTCGTCGTCGACACGTTCGATCAGGACGACGACGAGGCCGCAGGCTTCCCCGTCTTCCTGACGGGCTGGCTCTTCGACGAGGCCGCCGACGACGCCGACTTCCGCGGAGCCCGGGTCCGCATCCCCCTCGCCAACTCCAAGCTCACCATTCTCTAGTTCGTCGCAGGCGCAGCGGGGGCCTCCTCCCGCTGCCCCTGAGTCGGTCTAGCACCGAGTCACCCAACCCCACGACAGGAGAGTCAAGCCATGAACCCCGACCAGCTCACCTACATCGCCGCCGACGGCACCAGCACCGTCCTCCCCCGCGAGGAGGCCATGCGCGCCTACGCGGCGGCGGGCTTCACGGGCCGCCTCGTCGCCCCCGACGCCCCGACCGTCCCGACTGTCGAGGCCCCCGTCGCACCCGTCGCCGCGCCCGTGGCGGCCCCCGCCCAGGCTCTCCGCGCGGGCGTGGACGTGGACCCCGAGGCCGCCAAGCGCATCGCCGCGCAGGAGGCGTGGCTTCGCGCCAAGGGCTTCGCTCCGGCCGGTACGTGGTTCGCCGCGGGCACCGAGATGCTCGACAGCGGCAAGGCGAAGTACGCCTCGCTCGCCCGCCGCCACGCTGACCTCCCGGCCTTCCGGGACGTGGCGCGCGAGGTCGCCCGTCGCATCACGCAGGAGCAGCGGGTGGACGTGCGCGTCGGCGACGCCTCCCTGCTTCGCCTCGACGGCGAGGGCCGCCTCACCCGGGGGAAGACCCCGCTCCGGCTGGAGGCCGCGGCGCTGCGCTCCCTCGTCCAGCGCTTCCCCAAGGCGTTCCCCAGCGCGTGGCAGTTCCTCGCCCTGCTCGACGTCGAGACGCGGCGCGAGGCAGTCAACGCGCAGCTGGCCCGCCTCGCGGACTTCTACCCAGAGGAGAGCGAGCGCGACGTGCGCCTCCGCATCCGCAACCTCGACGGGGAATGGCAGGCGTTCGCGACGGTGAGCCCCTCGTACATGCCAATGGATGGCAACCGCGTCCTGGGCGCGTACGTCGAGGCGCTCGACGCGCTGAAGCTCCCGGACCCCCGGGGCGTCGTCGCGTACGATCCGGCCACGACGGACCTGTCCATCCGCGCGACATGGCACGCCCCGCAGACGCTCCGACCCGCAGTCGGGGACGTCTTCGAAACGGGCCTGTCCGCACGGTCGAACGACGCGGGCAGCGGCAGCCACCGCGCTGGTAACACGTTCACGCGGATCGTGTGCATCAACTGCACCATCGCGGAGTTCGGTGACGACCTGCGGCGCGTCCACCGTGGCAGCAGGACGCAGGACTTGACGGCCGCGGGGCTGGAGCGCGTCAAGCTCGACGTCGCGCAGGTCGTGGGCCGCACGGACGAGGCGGCCCGCTTCTTCCTGTCGAGCTGGGGCACGCTGCGCGACACGCCCGTCAGCGCCATGCGCCTGGGCGGCAAGGTCCACACGTCGGGCCTGAGCGCGGCCAAGGCGCTCGTTGCCTCCGGGGAGTTCGACGCGGACGTGCCGCGCGAGACGCTGACCCGCGCCGTCGAGGCCGCCTTCGCCGTCGAGCCCGGGGACAGCCTCGCGGACGTGGTCAACGCGTTCACCCGCGGCGCGCACGAAGGGCTGCTCGACGAGATCGCCCGCTGGCGCATCGAGCGCGCCGCTGGCCAGCTCGTCCCGGTCCTCGCCCAGCGCGCCGCCGAGTAGGCGCACCCCCGCCGCCAGCCCCGGGTAACGGGCTGGCCCCCTTCGCCTTGGCGGTCCCGCCCCCTCTGTTGCGTGGCTCTTCTTCATGCTTCTCCCCACGCGGGGTCGAGCGGGACCGCTTTCTTCCCTTGCCTGTTCTTACCATCGTGGTAACTTCTGTCTGCAACCCGGAGCCCCGACATGCCAACCGACACCGACACCCTCGTCTTCCTCGTCAACACCCTCCGCAAGGTGGCCGAGAGCCAGCGCGCCCTCGTCGCCGAATGGTCCGCGGGCACTAGCCCCGCCGCCGTCGACTTCGCCCGCGGCTCCGCGGCGGCCTTCGACAAGGCTGCCGACATCGTCGCCGCGCAGCTCCCCTCCACCAGCACGGAAGAGTCCTGACATGCCCGCCGTCTACAACACCAAGCTCCCGCCCATGTCGGCGCGACCCTCCCTCGCCTACAGCGGACGCCTCGTCTACCCCGCGTCGCACTTCGTGCCGCTGCCCAGCTTCCACGCATGGGTCCACCTGTCGGGTCGCATCGTCCTGCACCGCAGCACGGCGACCCACGCGCCCCGCGAGGTCGTGGTCGCCGTCGTCGTGTGCGGCCGCGCGTGGCGTGTCGACAGCGGCAAGCCCACCCAGGCCCGTGACCTCGCCCGTCGGGTGGAGCTGGCGGTCGCGGACGTTCCGGCCGACCTGTGGGCCGAGCTGGACAACTGCCCGGAGGGGCACCACCCCAGCAGTCCCCGCTGGGCCGAGTTCGTTGACTGCTTCAATCGCCACGACGCGCGCAGCGTCAAGGAGAACTGACATGAACCTCAAGCACATGAACCCCGAGCACCTCTTCCTCCCCGACGAGGCGCTCGCCGCCCTCGCGGCGGGCGAGGAATGGAAGTACACCCCCGACTCCGTCGAAGGCGCCGACGCCGACGTCCACTGGTGCGACGACTGCGAGACGTGGCATCAGACGTGGTCGGTGTGGGGCCTGCGCCTCGACGCCGACGGCAACCTGTACGAGACGGAGCACACCGTCGACACCGACGGCGATTGGAGCTTCGTGGACGAGTACCCCTACGGTACGTTCGACCGCGCGGGCGAGCACGCCAGCGTCAAGGAGCGGTGGAAGTCCTACGCCCGCTGGGTCGTTCAGCATGGGGAAGACCCCGTCGGCAACTACTACGTTGCGCGAGCAAGGGACCGTAGCGTGCGCTGGCAGGTTCAGTTCAGCGACTCCATCGTCGGGCTCGTCGTGGTCGTGCGCCGTCGCGGCCGCGGGACGTGGCTTCGCCTGACCGACGCACCCGCCCGGGTGCGCGAGTTCTTCAGCGGGCTGGAGGAGTTCGCGTCGGTCGAGGACGCCCGTCTCCGTGCGTTCGTCGACCGCTGGCAAACCCGCGGGAACCGTGCGTGGGTCACCGTGACCGAGCCCAACAACCTGTCGGAGCGCGCCTACAAGGCAAAGCTCCGCGCCGCCGCCCTTCGCAGCCTGGAGAACTGACCATGTCCATCTTCTTCACGACCATCCACCTCGCCGGGACGGACACCCCGGCTCGCCGCGACCTCCTCGACCGGACTGCCCCGCCCGAGGTTCCCGTCGACCTCCGCTACACCCGTCTCCCCGAGGGGTTCACCCTGGTCGGGGCCGACGACGCGAAGCTACTCGACTTCATGGGCCGCACGCCCGTGCTGATCGAGGGGCGCCGCGTGTGGAACCGGGAGTTCCACGCCGAGAACGGACACTGGACCCTCTACTGGTCCACGCCCCGCAGCGGGTGGGCCGCGCGCTCGACGTGGAGTGACAGCCCCGTGCCGAGCCCGGGCCGGTTCGCCCGCTGGGACACGAGCTGCCAGCACCCCAACCTGTGGACGACGGAGCACAGCAGCACGTACCGCACGTCGGAGTGTCCCGACTGCGGCTTCCGGTCCTCCCACGACAGCGGGGACTGACATGGAAGAGTACGTCTACATGATCGCGTTCTACGCCCTGATGGGCGTTGCCCTCATTCGACTCACGAGGTGACACCATGACCCGACTCAGCGGCGCCATCGCCTACACCATGACCGACGACAGGGTCACCGTGACCTTCCCCGGCCTGTCCGTCAGCGCGGGCGGGAGCTCCCCGCGCGAGGCGCTGGGCGCTGCCCTGCGCGGCCTCGCGGACCTCCTCGATAAGGAGGGGCGCCGCGCCCCGGAGGACGCCGACGAGGACGTCACGTACGTCCGCGTGTCCGCGGAGGTCGACGTGCCCGTGACCGCGGGGACCGCCCTGTGGTTCAACGCCCAGGAGGCGGCCGCCGAGGGTGGGGACAAGGCAGCCGCGGACAAGTGCTCCGAGGCGGTGATGGGCTGGCTGGCTGCGAGCCTGCTCCGGTACGCGCCCTCCAGATCCGGTGACATCGCGGGCGAGCCCTCGTTCATCAGCCTCGATTGGAGCGACCCCGACGACGCGGACGAGGTCGCCGAGGGCTAGCCCGCAAGAAGTGTCTACCGAGGGGCTCCGGGTATACACTTCGACACAACGAGCCCCGAAGCGAAACGCCCCGGCAGGACCATCCTGTCGGGGCGTCGAGCGTCGGAGTAGAGGTTCCCGTGCTCCGGCGCCGACAGGCCCGGGGCTACGCTCACCGAGCCACTAGCCTGTCAGCGCCCCGGCGGCCACAGGTGGAAGCCTGCGGGCGCCTCGTCGAAGACGAGGAGGTGGTACTTGTTCGCCCCGTCCTGTAGCTGGGCTGCGGGCGGGAACGACTGCACGCCCCAGCAACCGGGGCATGCGAGGTCGAAGACCTCCCACAACTCCCGGTAGCCCATCGGGCGCATGTCCATCCGGTGGAACCGCACGTAGCGCGCGGGGCCCGCGGCCGTCTCGCGGATCCCGCAGTCGAGGACGTCGTAGCCCTCGACCTGGACGGGCCGGGAGCGCGACGTCACGCCTCGCCCTCGTCCACCGCACGGGCCGAGTCGGCCAGCCGCTGCTCGAGCTCGAGGTCCGACGGACCCTCCTCCGGCGAACCCTCCGGCGAGACCGCGACGTCACCCAGGGCGTCGCCGCCGGGGGTGAACACCAGCTCCGGCGAGGCCAGCGGCGCGTCCGTCGGGTCCTGGAGCGCGAGCTCCACGGCCGCACGGGAGATGCAGTAGGCGCGCATGCCCTCGCCCTGCACCCGCACGACCCGGGTCCGAGGGGCCGGCATCGACGTCATGAACAGCCAGCCGCGCTCCTGCCACCGGGAGATGACCTCGTCGACCCCGTACCCCGGCTTCTCCAGCACCTCGCGGATGACAGCCGGAAGGATGGCGATGTACTTCCACTCCGTCACGTTCTCCCAGCTCCCGTACCAACCGCGGGGCGGCACGGCCGGGTGGCCCTCCCGGTTGATCTCATGGCGGCCCCAGAACCGAGTCTGGTTGGCAGCGGCCCAGGTCACGACCTCCGTGAGCGCGGCGAGCGGACGGTCGGCGTCGACCTCCGCTTCCTTCACGGCTTCCAGCAGCAGCGTCAGCGGCTCGCCGCACCGAGGCCGGGGGACGCCCAACCCGTGGACGATCTCCGCGGCGATGTGGAGCGTGGCGAGGTACTGCGCGTGCCGCCGGGAGACGGCCGTGCGCGCCATCATGGCGTAGTGGTCGCGCGTCTGCGCCCACACATGCCGGAGGTCCTCGTGCTGCTGCGCCACGCTGACGAGGTAGTGGATCACCTTCCGGCCCAGGTGCCCGTAGTGGGACAGGACCGTCTTCGTGATGAACTCCGACGCCTGCCCGCCGACGGCGCGGTCGGTGCCGAGGGGCTTGCCCTCGATGCTCAGCACGCGGGCGCGCGTCCCGGCGTCCTGGCTGAAGCCCGTCGCCGCGCTCTCGCCGGAGGTCAGCATGACCGTGCGCCACGACGCCGTCTGGCGCGTCCCGCCGATGGAACCGCGACCCTTGCCCTGCCCGTTCGCGAAGTCGTAGATGACGTCGCGCACGATCTGCGGGCTCTTCGCCCGCTTCGTCTCGTCGAGGATGACCGGAAGGTGGGACAGGAACCCGCACGTCCGCTCGATGTACACCTTGGTTGAGTCCCAGGAGTACATCGCGGTCACGCCGTTGTCCGACGGGCGACCCCACACCGAGGCCGCCAGCCGGAGAGCGGTCGTCTTGCCGCCCGTCGTCTCGCCGCAGAAGTCGACGATGAACGAGGGACAGCCGACGATCTCAAGCAGCGGGGCGGCCGCCGCGGCGTACAAGGCAACCCACATCGGGGCGAAGTCAGATGCCTTGTCTACCGCGGCGAGCCACCCATCCCAGTCGCCCGCCTTGCGCCAGCCGTCCAGGAAGTTGTCCATGCCTTCCGGCGGGATCAGCTCCATCGGCTCGGCCCCTTCCACCGGGGAGTAGTACTCGTCCGGTAGCAGGAACCCGTTCACCCCGTTCTGCTGGACCCACCCCATCCGGCTCGCCGCCTGACTTGCACCGAAGCGGTGCATGTTCTCGGCCTCGAACTCGGACAGGAACCCAACCAGCAGAGCTGAAGTGTTCGACGTCACGGGGGCTTCAAGGTCGGCGAGTCCGATGAGCTTTTGCGAGTTCATCAGCACGCCGCGTGGGATCGCGCGCACCGTCCATCCGGCCGGCGTGCGCCACGCCACTTGCCGCTTCGCCTCCCCCGTCAGCACATCGTGCGTGCGCCCAACAATGAAGATGGGCACCGATGCGATCTTGGTTGAGACCGACTCACCGTCGCTGGTCGGGGACATCTTCCAGACACCCGAACCGTCGACGACATAGCCGCGCGGCACTCGGAGCTGCTCAAGCAACGTGTTGTCCACCACCGAAGGAGGAGGACCCGCGATGCCCAGGCAGAGCCCGAGAGACGGGAGAGGTCCCCCGTCTCCGTCGTCGGTAACACGGGTCAGCAAAGCGCGCCGCTTTTCGGCGCAAAGTTTCTTCACTGCGCCGCGCAGCGCCCGGGCCTT